TGATACAGAAAACAGAATGGAAAGATTACGTCAACAGTTGGATAACCCAATAAAAATAGATCTAGATAAAATACCTAAAAAATAGCAATACATTTTATTGAAATTTATATCAATGCATATTATAATACATATATTATATATTATAAATTATGACGTTAGAAGAAAAACTTGCAATATCGAAGCAGCAACAACAAAAAATAGAAAAAGGAATAACATTACCAAATGGGGCAAATGGAATTAGCAATTATGCGCCTATCAGTTCTACAATTACAGGAAGCGTAGATGATATAGACAACGCTGTGTTTGGAGAGGTAAATAATGACTTGTTATCAAAAAGATATGACGCCAGAGAAGAAATGAAAAAAATTGAAGAAAGAAAAGAACACGGAGGAAATGTTGATTATAGTCATTCAAAAATACCAAAATCAATATTGAATTCAATTATTAAAAACCCGTTAGATATGCCTTCTACCGACCCTAAAATGGACGCATTTACTCAAAAATTACAGGAAAAATTACCAGAAGGAATAAATCGGTCATACGCAATACAAAATGCATTAGAAGGAAAAGATAAAGCAAAAGCAATCGATGAAAAATCACATTCAAATTCAATCGATTATGAAATGATTAAAATGATTGTAGAAAATGCTGTTGAAAAAAAATTATCAGAATTAAAAGGTACATTATTAACGGAAGGAAAAGAAAATGAAGATCACTCACTAAGAGCAATGAAAATTGGAAATAAATTCTTATTCTTAGATAATGACAATAATATTTTTGAGTGTCAAATGAAATACATTGGAAAAAATAAAAAGAGGAAACAATAAATAATAGTTATAATTCTGTTATAATCCTATTGATGCATGCTTTTTTAGACAGAGCAGAATCAATAGGATATTTTTATATTGTAAAAAATAATATATTTGCATTATAATTTTATAATATAAAAAAATATGAACAACTTAAAATTAAATTTTGTAAACAAGTCTCCAAATCCAGATCCTGAATATGCATATAAAGGTGACAGCGGTTTTGATTTGAGGGCATGGATTAAAGACGATGAAACATCTGAAAAGTATGATGGACAAAATTGTATAACGTTAAAGCCATTAGAAAGGCGGCTTATTCATACGGGAATATATATAGAGATACCTTATAATACAGAAATACAAGTTAGGGCTAAAAGTGGAATGTCGTTAAAGAAAGGACTTGGTGTATTAAATGGGCCAGCAACCATTGATTCAAATTATACAGGAGAAATAAATGTCATATCTGTAAACTTATCAAACGAAGACATCATTATAAAAAATGGCGATAAGATTGCGCAGTGTGTACTAGTTCCTGTTTATAATGAAAATTTTGTAACATTAGTAAGAAAGGACAATATTGAAGATAATACAGAAAGAGGCTCAAAAGGATTTGGAAGCTCTGGAGAAAGATAACGAATGTATAATAAGATGTTAGAATATGCTATCAGTAGATAAAATGTATTATTCATACAACGATGTTATGATTACTCCTGCTGTAATTAGTGAAATTAATCATAGAAGTGAATGTAAGGTATTAAAAAAGGGAATGCTGCCAATTTTTACAGCGCCTATGTCCTCAGTAGTTGATGAATATAACTACAAAACTTTTAAAGATAATCAAATCATACCAATTATTCCTAGAAGTGTAAAATATGAAAAAAGAATAAAATTTATTAATCAAGGAGAATGGACTGCATTATCTTTAAATGAATTTAAAGAACTTTTTATAGACATTTTGCCGCAAATAGACAAAACAGCAAAAGTTTTAATAGACGTGGCAAACGGTCATATGAAGACGTTATATTCATACGTAAAAACTGTAAAAAACAATCTCGGGAACAAAATACAAATTATGATTGGAAATATAGCCAATCCAGAAACTTATGATTTTTGTGCTTACGCAGGTGCTGATTATGTACGTGTTGGTATCGGTTCAGGTAGCGGATGCATAACCTCATCGAACACAGGCATTCATTATCCAATGGCATCACTTTTAAATGAAATATATAAAAGAAAATTAAAATTATGCTCCGAGGGTTTTAATGACAACACTATGACAAAAATAATAGCAGACGGTGGCGTTAGAAATTATTCAGATGTAATTAAAGCATTAGCACTAGGCGCAGACTATGTAATGATTGGAAGCTTATTTTCTTCTTTTATAGAAAGTGCAGGAAAAACATATGAATTAATTGATAACGAATATCATGAAATATCGCCTTCAAATATTGACATGATTAACAAAAATTATTATAAACTTTTCTATGGAATGGCGTCAAGACATGGGCAAGAAGATATAAACGGTAAAAAAACAAAAACGTCAGAAGGAATTGAAAAGTATATAACGGTAAACGGGAATATTAATACATGGTGTGAAAATATGAAAGACTATCTACGTTCATGTATGAGTTACACAGGAATTAAAGATATTTATCAATTTAATGCTACAAATGTGAATTGTATTTTAATTTCAAAAAACACAAAAGAAAGTATTAATAAATAAAAATTATTAATAATAAATTAACTTTATGGATTTAAAGAATGTATCTACAAACGAACTTAAGATATACAAAGATGTTTTATCCGACAGATTAACAAAAATTGATTGTTATTTAAACATAAATGGTGGAAGTGAAAATGTATACGGAAAACGCGAAAAGATATTTAATGCGTTATGCCAAATTGAAAACGAAATCAATAATAGAATAACAAATTTAATAGACAGTTTAAATGGGTAAAATAAAAGACAAAATAAATGCACTAATAACAGGAATTGCATATGGGTCAAAAAATGCGGAAGATGCAATATTTACACAATTAGGTTCGTCTCATACTGAAAATTTTACTATTAATCAAGAAGCAAGAACGGGCCGTGTATCACAAGACTTATTAAAAGGAGAACTTACACAAGAGGTAAAAGAATTAAGATACAGAACATATAAAGTCGATAGAGAATCTAACTATTACGAATATTTTTCTCCGACTTTAGCAAAAAAACATAAAAAAATCGAAACAAAGTTTGTGAAATATGAAAATTCAGAAAAACTTAATTTAATAACAATTCAGGAAAACAGGCAGAATATTGGAACTGTAAAGGAAGGATTGGAAGAAGCTGAATATAGTGAAGATGGCACAATATTATTTAAAGAACCTAAAAAAGAATACCTAATTAAAATAGAAAGAAACTTTATACCAAGATATAGAATAGAAGAGTTTTTAGATAGGGTTGTTATTTTCTCATATGACAAAGACGGGTACAATTCAAAAGTAGATTTTTATGTAAGTAAATACGCAGACGACAAAAAATATTTGTCAAAAGGATTTGTAAGGGAAATAGAAAATGTACGGGACAAACAGATACGTTCAGATGTATTAGACTTTAATAGCCTGTCTTTTATCACTTCAAATGCCTATGGGCTGGATGATTTAATAAAGTTTGAAATTTCAGGATTTAAGTTTGACAAAATAATCGAATATGATGGAAATTACATCATTAGATATTATGCCAACATTGAAGAGAAATACGATATGATGGACGACTATTATAACAAAGAAATGGACGAAAAATATAAAAGAAAAGAGAAGAAAGAAAGAACCCTAAATTTAACCGATAACTTTTCGGAAACATATATTTGTGAAAAATGTGGAAAAGTTGTTGTATACGACCCATATAAAATTGATGAAATGAATCCAACGAAACCAAGAGATGTGGAAGATACAGATACAGGAGAAAATACAGACTATACTGAATACCTTGATATGCAAATATCAGAGCAAACATGTGGAAAAAGATTATGTAAAGAATGCATGGAAAAATATTTGAAAGAACAAGAGGAAATAAATAATTTAAAATAGCCTTTTATGGAAAAATATGCTTTTTTGATGATAAAATATAAAACACCAAGTTTTATAAAAGAAATACAAAATAAAATAGATAAAGAAGATTTATATTATTCAGAGGACTCAGACGTAATTTATGGTATTGAAAAAGATAGTCATGTTACTGTGGCGCCATGCATGGATAATGATACTGATGTTAGTAAACTAAAAAAACTACTTAGTCCATTAAAGGAATACGAAGCATTTGCAACAAACATATCAAAATTTACTAATGATAAATATGATGTGTTAAAATGCGATATAGCTTCTATTCCTTTATTTAATACAAACGCAAGAATTAAGGAAAAACATACATTACATACAGAATTTAAAGATTATAACCCGCATATGACAATAGCATACGTAAAAAAAGGGGCATGCGATAATTTTTTAAAAAAAAATTTTAGACAAATTAATCATCCTGAAACCTACAAATTTTTGGTATACATACTATGACAAAAATGGAAATTTTAAAAAAATTGAATGGAAATAATATTGAAAATTTTTAGTGTTTTCATCATTTTTATACAAATGAAACAATAATTAAAAACGTTCGAATTTTATTATGGAAAGTGTATTGCAAAAATACTTAGAACAAGTCGAAAAGGATAAGCAGCAAGAAAATAATGAACTTGCAGAAGTAAATGATGAAATTTATGGCTCTTTATCAAAAAATATAAATAAGGATGAATATATAAAAAGGCTAAATGAATTAAGAAATGATCCAAATGATATGGCTAATAAATTTCATAATGAATATAAAAAAATCACAAATAAAGAGTTAGAAGAAAACGGGTTATTGAAAAAACAAACTGTTGAAACAACAATTACAAGAGCTTACTGCCCAAAATGCGGAGAAGAACTTAAATTAGTTTCAAAAGCGAGAACTAATCCATATACTGGCGAAAAAATAGCAATGCATAAATGTAAGTGCGGGTTTAAAGCCAATCTTGACAACCAATATCCGAACATATCATATGTTGATGAAAACAATAACGTCATAGAAATACCGATTTTATAATTATGAAAACAATAGGGATTGATATTAATGATACGATAAGAGATAATCTTACTCAATTTAAAAATTGCTATATTAAGGAAATAGATAGTGATTTTGAAATAAAAATTGAAGATATAAAAAGTTTTAATCTAATGGATTCGTTTCCGTTTGATACAAAAGAGGATTTTAATTCATTTAAATATAATGATTGCCCTTATGAGCTATATGCAAGAGCAGAAACAACTGATAAAATGATTCCATATAGACTAAATGATTGGCTTCAGAATACAATGAGGGATTTCGACCGTGACGATATACCAAATATATTCATGTTTAGTCCATTTGAAATCGGATTAACTATACAAGCAACTTATGCTTTTCTTGCAAAGATTGGATGTAGATGTAGAGAAATGATTTTTCCAACTGATTCTCATACTATGTGGGATAAATGTGACATTATGATAACTGCTAATCCTAATTTATTACAATGTAAACCGGATGGAAAAATTGCTATCAAAATAAATGCACCATACAATTCAGGCGTGTCTTCTGATTATGAATTTGATACAATGATGGATTTAATGATGGACGAAAAAAATATAATAAATAATTTAATTGCAGATAAAAATGAACAGTAACTATAAAGACATAGATGGAACTGTATACAGTATTAATTTGGAAAAATTTATGGAATTTGTATATAGTATAACACCAGACGAAAAAGATAGCACGACTAATATAACACAAATATTTGCTGTTGAATCAGAATTAGGTGAAAGTGTTACATCAGAGATACACAATGAAAACATTTCAGATTTATCACAGTTAAAACCCGTATCAAAGGAAATTGAAGAAAATAAGGCTAATAATAACGCGGCATTTAATAACATAAGATATGATTTGTTAAGAATATTGCTTAATATTGTTATTAATCCTTATTATAATCCAGATGGAAGTCTAATAGTAAACGATGAAATGTTTTTAGGACAGAAAATAGCATTTAATACATTATTAAACAATGGAGTATTAGTTGAATTAGGTAATAAATAATAAATGTATAATTTATGAGTGACAATTCAAAAATAATAGAAAGAATAGAATCGGCTGAAAGCATAATTAAAAACAAGAAATCTACGCTTTACTTTTTTGTAGTAAATTCTAAAAATATCCCAAATGGAAGCATGTCATATATATATCAATTGGCAAAATATCTTTATGATTGCAATTATGACGTAAAAATGATTTATCAATTACCAAATGAATACGACAAAGAAGAATTAGAAGGAAAAGAAGAAAGTGATATAGATGATGAAAGAATATTTCATCCCGCAAGCGAGTGGATGGGAAAAGAATACGATGGAATACCTCATATGAACATTTCAAAAGAAGAATGGAAAGTATCGCCATCAGATTTTTTATTTATTCCAGAAGCCTTTTCAGGACTTATGTTTGAAACATATAAGCATAAAATACCATGTAAAAGATATGTAATTCTACAAAATTATAATTATGTAACTGAATTTATTCCATTAGGTGTAGAATGGTCAAATTATGGAATTTTTGACGCAATATGTTCAACATCAGCACAAGAAAAAAAAATAAAAGAGGTATTTCCATACATAAAAACTCATATTTTAAATCCATATATAGACGACTGCTTTAGGCCTAATATTAAACCTAAAAATTTGATAGTTAATATAATTTCAAAAAATCAAAATGACATTAATAAGATTATAAAACCTTTTTATTGGAAATATCCGATTTATAAATTTGTATCATTTAGAGATTTAAGGAATTTTGACAGGAAAGAATATGCAGAGCTTCTAAAAGAAAGTGCAATTACTGTATGGGTTGATACAGACAGCCAATTCGGTTACGGAGCGTTAGAAGCCATGAGATGCAATAATATAGTTATTGGAAAAATGACTGACGACGTATTAGAATGGTCAAGTGATGGAAATATCCTATATGATAATGTAATATGGTTTAGCAATTTCGACGACGTTCATAAGATAATTGCTTCTGTTATTGGATCATGGATGCGCGACCAAGTTCCATCCGAACTAAAAAATGCTGTTGAGAAAACAAATCTTCTATATAAATTTGAAGATTGGAAGGGTAAAGTAGAACAATTGATTAACAGCATATTCGAATCGCGAATTAAAGAACTTGAGGAAACAAAAATAATTGCAAAAAATAATGAAAATGACAAATAATAACATAACAATAATCATACCGATTTGCACCTTTACTAAGGGTGTAGATGATATTCTATTAACAGAAGCAATTAGAAGCGTAAATAATAATTCCGAAACGTATGGTGGAAAACTATCAATAATTATTTTAGCGCCAACTGATACATATAAAGATGTTTTAAATTTTATCAATGAAAATTCTACCCAAATAGGCACAGGGGCAAAGGAAATCTCTGTAATTGAAAATAAAGGAGATGCAGATTTTTGTAGTCAAATTAATTTTGGCATTAATTATGTAAATGACGAATTTTTTTCAATTTTAGAATATGACGACACTTATGCTGATAATTGGTTTAAAATGGCTAACGACTATTTTTATGGAAACGAAGATGTAAGTTTATTTCTTCCAATAAATGTTCAGTATAATTCAGCAAAAACTAAATGGCAATTTGGAAATGAATTAGTATGGGCGTCTTCTTTCTCAAATGAGTTAGGATTCATAGATTTTGATAGCCTTCAAAATTGTTCAGTATTTAACATAACAGGAGGAATTTTTAACAAAAAAGATTTTGTAAAAATTGGAGGGCTTAAGCCATCAATTAAAATAGCTTTCAACTATGAATTTTTATTACGAATGACTTATAACAATTTAAAAGTTTTTGTTGTTCCAAAAGAAGGATATATGCATGTCATTGGAAGAAAATTCAGTCTTACTGATATGTATAACCATACAATAACCGACGAAGAAACAGAGAAATGGTTTGAATTAGCAATGAGAGAATATCAATATAAAGAGGATAGAAAGAAAGGTATTAAAATGTTAAAAGAAAATTTAAAATAAATATTATATATGATATTATTTAATGTTATCAGAAGAAAACACAACAAACATACTCAAAGAAAAAGAAGTCCAACATAAAAAAAGAGGAAGAAAACCAGGGAAAAATAGGAAAGGATATTTTTATGAAAAAGAAGAAGAAGCATTTGTAAGGTATATAAATAGTACCGATAAATCTGAAAAAAATGAAATCTTTAACACGATACTTCTTCCGGCATTTACAAAAATGGTAGAATCAATTATAAGAAGATATGCTCTATTTACACCATCTGAAAATTTTGAAGACACATTCAATGACACCCTTTCATTTTTAATAACAAAAGTAAATAATTATAATGCTGACAAAGGATGTAAAGGATATTCATACTGTGGAACAATTTGTAAAAATTATTTAGTATTAAAACGTTCTAAATATATGAAGCAAAGAGATAAGATGTGCACATGTGAAGAAGATCAGTCATACAAAAAAAATCTTTCTGAAACTCCGCATGAACTTCTCGGATATGACTTAAATACCGACTTAATATCAAAAATGACAGAAAGAATAGAGTTCATGCTATGTGATAAAACACGTAGTAAATTAACAGAAAACGAAAAGTCAGTAGGATATGCTCTTTTAGAATTATTGAATAATTGGGATGAGTTATTTCAAAAAATAGGTAGTGATAAATTCAATAAGACTTCAGTTAGATTTTTTATTAAAGAATTTACAAGGCTGAGCACTTCTGAGATAAGAGAAGCGTCAAAAATATATAAAGAAGTATATTTTTCGATTAAAAAAAATCTTTTAAACGAATAGTTATAATAAAACATAAATAATGAAACCACTTAAAAGATACAAGTTAAAATTAAACTCACCAGAGAAGATTGAAGAATTGCTGCAAGAATTATATAACGAGTCATGTAAAGTAATAGAGGAAGTACAACAGCAAATGAATAAATTAGCCAGTTCTGTAAATCTAAACGAAGAAATAATGGACGCTAAAACAAAATATGCAAAATCAATGAATGACTTTATAGTAAGTAAAGATAAAGCTATAGGAAGAAAACTAGATATTGCAAAATTAATGTCAGAAATATTAAAATATAACGGAAACGTTAATAAGGCAAGTGAAAATAGCGATATATTTGGAAATTGTGGATGGGAAGAATTACACAAGATGGCAGAAGATGATACAGAAATTAATGATGATAATAACGTTAAAGAATATAAATTAAAAAATGGCTAATGCGTTACAATTAAAAAAGGAAGCTCTTGCGACAATTGATGGCGCACTTACAATAACAAACAACTTTCCTAATCTAAATACAGTTAATACAGGTTTGTCGTTTAATATATCGACAAACCCTTTCTCTTTTTTAATGGATGCATTAAAAAATACAGAAGGATACGATACTGTTATCAATATCATATCTTCATTTTTAGTGTATCACCTAGAAGCACTTGAGGTATTACTTAAATCAGTTTTAATAAACAACATACAAAATATATTGTCTTGTTCAATTAACCCAATAATATCTGATGACTTGCTACTTAACGGTGTAACGTTTGATTTAAAACAAATTGACATAACAGATTTATTAATGGTAAGCCCGTTAGATGAAAAAATAGGAAAATATTTTTATTTTGATTGTGATGAAATAGAATATGTGGATGAATTAAAACAGTCAAAAGATTTTAATGCCTTACTGTGGTATATGAAGAATAAGGCTATGAAAAGGGAAGTATGGGGCAAAACAAACGAAGAGAGGGAAAAAGATATAAATAAAAAGGATAAAAAGAGCGATGGAATCATTACCTTAGAATATACAGAACGTGGAAGCGCGGCACTTAATGCAATAGGCAATTCATTAAATAGACAGACTCCATATAATAATTGCATACACATATTTTTAGGAAATACTACATATTTGAACAATGATACTGATTATATATCAAAACTGAGTGCAATAAATTCTGAAATAGTAACAAAAAACAATGAATTACATGAAAGAAAACAGGAGCTTGCTACAAAAGAAGAAGAACTTTCAGTAATAGAACAAAATTTTGAAAGTCAAAAAATAAACAATGTGGAGTTTGAAAATCAAGTAAAAGACAAAAATGATGAAATACAAGAGATAAACAACAAAATAGAAGAAATCGAAGGAACCATAAAAAAATTAGAAAATGATCCAAAAGAAGGCTATTATGAAATACAAAAACAATATCAAAAATTTCTTTCAGGAGATATATTCTATAAACCAATAGAAATGAATTATTATCATAATAAGACACTATTCGAGTTTAATTATGATTACATCATGTCTATAAAATTATTTGACGCAAAAGTTGTTGCTGCCCAATTATTAGATAATTTAACAAATGCGTTAGATATTAGTTTTAATTTTTCATATTCAAGACAAGTAATAAAGTATGAGACCATGAAAATGGTTCAGTCTATTGTCAATAGTGATGATGCAGTAGTAAGTGATTGTTTCTTTAGTTTCTCCAATAAAGACTATGATGCAATGCTTAATAAAGCTGAATTAGTTAAAAGCGGCTTATTTACAATAAACGGTGAGGCAAATAGCAATGTTATTTTAGACCCATATGAACTTTTTAGCCAGTTAAACACTATCAATAAAGATTCTACGCAGGAAGAAATATTAACTACGATAACCAATACATTAAACGAAGTAAGCAGCATGATATCTGATACAGAATATAAGACTAATAAGGATGTAAATTTTGGAATAAAAATGAATTTTATAGAAAATTTACTGAATAATTTGGCTTGTATTATCTCAATGTCTGTATTATCGCCGAAGTTATATATACTCATTATGACAAATTTAAAAATAATGGGTATGAATACAAACTATAACTTGCAAGATTCTATTGCAATGTTTAAGCAACTGCTAACTTCATTGATACGTTCAATAAGGGACGAACTATTGAAATATTTGCTTGATGAATTACTGAAAATATTAGCAAAATTAGCAGCAGAGGTATCTTCTAAAATTGCTGTTGAGCAGGCATATTATTATTCTAGACTAATAAAAAAACTTATAGACTGTTTCAAAAAGAATAAATCAGGTGATCTTGACTTTGAAATAGACGATGTAAATCATGCTGACATAGTTCAAGAAGAAGAACAGCCTAAAAATTACGATTGTTAAAATAAATAACAAATATATGATATTATGGGATGGATTGAGAATATAGCTAATGGTATAGGAAAAGTGTTTGACACTGTAAGGCCCGCATTAAAAACTATACCTCCGTTATTATTAATTTGTGAACTTTATCAAAGACCAGGACTTTCAGCAATATCGCTGACAAGTGCAATAATTAGAAGATTGCCCGAGGCAGGAATTGAGACAGGTGCAAATAATGATGGAACTGAAAATAAAATAAACAAGCTTGTCAGAATTATGAGTGAAGAAATAGTAAAAGAAATTAAAGATAATGCACGTGTGACTTGTGTAATTGAACCAGGAAGCATAATAGGTACAGGTACAGGAGCAAATGCCGCAGGTCCAATTGTCGTAAGCACGGTAAATACAATGATTGGAAAAATGTTTGGATTGATAGAATAAATGCTATTTTTATAAATTATGGAAAACAAGGAAATAAATATAATGACAAATTCTGAATTAAAGTCAGAATGTGATAAACTTTCAAAAGAATATAAAGAAAAGCAAAAAATAGCTTCTGAAACATTGGGAAAAATGATAGAATTATCAAATAGATATAATGAAATAACAGCTTTACTAAAGAAAAGGGAGGGAAAAACAAATGATTAGGGATTCAAATAATCTAATTGTTAGATTGTGTGAAGTTTTGTCAGTTGAAGATGACCAAGCTGGTCTTAGAATTAAAGTAAGAATTGACCCAGAAGATGGCGATGTAAAATATATAGAAGATTTGCCATATGCTTTTCCTTTATTACCTAAACTAATACACGTAAATCCGAAAGTAGGAGAATGTGTGTTGGTAATATTATCAACTATGGGACAAACAAATGGGGACAGATGGTTTGTAGGGCCTTTAACGTCACAGCAATATATGCTTAATTATGACCCGTTTAAATTTTCATCTAGGTGCTTATTGGATGGAAATAAGATCGGTAAACCTCTTCCAGACCCTTCACGTGATCCGTTAAATAACGGAACCATACCAGAAAGAGAAGACGTCGCATTACAGGGTAGACAAAACTCTGATGTAATTTTAAAAAATAACGAAGTACGAATACGATGCGGTTTTAAAAAATATCCGTTATCAAAACCAAAGGATTGTCTTGTATTTAATGACAAAGATTTGGCATATATACAAATGAAATATCTTAGTTCAAAAGACAATAATGGTAACGAATATGCAAGCTGTATAAATGTTGTAGCAGATAGAATAAACCTTTTGACACATGATTCTATTGACAGTTTTAATTTAACTGACAGAAAAGAATTAATTACTGTAAATGAATTGAACAATGTGATTGATAATGCACACCCGTTGCCTTTTGGTGATAGTTTAATCGAATTTCTCACAAAGTTAATAGAAATTTTCAAAAATCATACGCATCCATTTTCTATGGACCCTCCATGTTTTAATCAACAAGATAGACAAATATTATCTACGGATTTAACTAAAATGCTATCAAAAGGTATTCGTATTAACTAATATTTATTTATAAATAAAATAATAATATGGCAATAGTTACACATACATTTATTGATAAATCAAATACTATAATTAAAGATAGCCAAGCATCTGTTGGCCTAAATCCAATATTAGAACTTAACTACGGAAAAATGTTAACAAGGGCCATGATATATTTCAGTCATGAAAAATTAAAAAATCTTGTAGATGATAAAGTATACCCTGATATAAGTAAAATGCATCATGTACTGAAGATGAAAAATTCAGGCTCTATTGATGATAGGCAAATTAATAGAAAATTTTTAGATTCAAACGGAGAATATATAAAAGAAAGGGCATCTTCATTTGATTTAATTTTTTTCCTAATACCAAACGATTGGGATGAAGGCAAAGGATTTGATTATGTACAGGACATGGAGATAAGAAATCATAAGGCCTACACAACTCATGGTTCAAATTGGTATCAATATCGAGATTATTTTAAATGGGATACAGAAGGAATATATTCTACTGACAGATTATCAAATGAATTAGACCTGTACACGTCAAAACGCGGAAATTTATCAAAGGTTATTATTGGATATGAACATTTTGATAAAGGCGTAGAATCAATAGAATTGGATATAACTGATGTTGTAAATAAATTCATTACAGGAGAATTAGAAAATCATGGTATTGGAATTGCTTTTTCGCCAAAATATGAAAATACATCTACTAATATAAGTCAATATGTAGGCTTTTTTTCCTGTCATACACATAGTTTTTTTGAACCATATATAGAAACAACATATGATGAATACATTGAAGATGATAGAGAAAATTTTTATTTAGACAAGGACAATAAATTATATTTTTATTCCGTTATAAACGGAAGTCTAGAAAATTTAGACGAAATGCCAACTTGTAAAATTAACGAAACAATATATGAGGTAAAACAATGTACAAAAGGGGTCTATTATATAGAAGTTAAATTAAGCTCAAATGAATATGAACAAAATACTATGCTATATGATATATGGGGAAATATAAAATATAACGGTAATTCCTATGATGATGTAGAATTGGATTTCGTAACGAAAAGTAGTAAAGGGCATGCGCATTTCGGACTTCCAATAACTCAAGAAAACGGAACGATTGTTCCGACTTTGTACGGTATAAAATATAAAGAGTCAATAAAACGTGGAGATATAAGGAAAATAAATGTAGATGCAAGAATCCCATTCACTACTGATGTTAATAGAAATGGATATAAAATTCAATACCGTCTTTATATCAAATCAGGAGAAAAACAGATTGATGTGATAGATTGGCAAAATGTTGAACATTCATATACAGAAAGATTCTTTATAATTAATACTGATGAATTAATACCATCAAGATATTATGTTGACCTAAAAGTAAAAGAGGGCATGAATTTAATGATATATAGCAATATTCTCGAATTTGATATTGAAGATAACATCACTAACTATTATAATTAATATATAGTTAAAATACATGACGCAAAAAAAAATACAAAAATCATACGTACAGACTGATATAAAAAATACAAGCTTAAAAAAAGAAGACAAGGGTCTTGATTACAAACTATCCATAAAATGCAAAAATGAAAGGCAAAAAGAATTTATCAAATCAATACGTGACCCAAAAAATGAAATATGTTTTGGCGTAGGTTCAGCCGGAACAGGAAAAACATGGCTTTCCTTATCTGCCGCATTACAGCTAATAAAAGACGAATCCTTGCCTTATAAATCAATTGTCATTTTTGTACCGTGTTTAGAAAGCGTTACTGCGCTTAAAATGGGATATTTAAAAGGAGATTTAGATGATAAGACTAAATGCTATAAGCAAAATTCATTTAATAATATGATAAAGATACTTGATTTATCAGGAAATCAAAATTCAAAAGACATCATTTCATCACTCATAGCAAAAAATATCATTCAATTTGAATTTATAAATTTTGTAAAGGGAAAGACGTTTGAAAATTGCATATGCATATTAGAAGAAGCAGAAGATTATTCAAAAGAAGACATGCTTTTGCTATTAACACGAAAAGGCGGAAATACATGTAAAATGATTATAAGTGGAGATGATAAGCAAATGTCAAGAACAGACCTTAAAAATAAAAAACAACTGACAGGACTTCGTTTCGCGTCAAATGTGCTGAGGACAATGAAAGAAGTATCAGTAACAGAATTTACTAATGAAGACATTGTAAGAGACCCGTTATTATCAGAAATTATAAAACGATTTGAAGAAAATGATTAAAATAATGGTGTGGAATTACTCCACACCTTCTTTTTTCCATTCATATTTAAATTTTCCGCAATCCCAAATTCTATCATAACCTAATTTTTGCGCCATTTCCCATTCTGTAAGATTTTTATTTAAATCATATTTTTTTAACAATTTTGTTTTAGACAATAAGAATTTATGTATGTGTTTGTGTCCATGTACCGAATAATTATAATATTGATAGTCAGGTTTTAAAGTATTAACAAGTTTAAAACCTATATTAGTATATAGATTATTATCTTTATTAATAGTCCATCTTCTATCGGCAAATGAAACAACTTTGTCTACGTTATGATGTTTAATGAAATAGCTGAATAGTTTTCCGCCTATTCCTATACAACGATAGTTATAATTGCTCGCAAAACGATTTAACTCCCATCCGTTAAGATTTATTCCACCATTCTTAAATGTCATAACCCCAATTAATTCCTTTTTATAGAAACATCCCAAATATATGGTAGACGGGACAAAACCTTGTATATGATATTCATTCAGAAATTTTTCAGCATCGCATTTATATATATATTTAATTTCGCATTTTCTTGCATATATTTTAGGTTTATCACTTTCTATATGAAGTAAATGAGAAATTTTGTTCATGACAATTTTATAATGATTAATATATTCATCATCAAATATCTGTATTAGCCCTATTCCTTTTTTATTACATTCTAACATTTTATTATAGTGATAATTTTTGTCTTTTCCATGCTTTTCGGTATACCAATATAATCCATCATATTCAATAGCTATATTTTTATCCATAACAAGTATATCTATTTCTTTTCCGTTTAATATTTTCCTATCCTTCCTGCATTTTAAACCTTTTGAATTTATAAAATTAATTATTTCCCTTTCAGCAGAAGAAGTAAATTTTTCATTACCCATTTCATCCATAGACAAATTCAGATTTTTTGTCATGTTGTAGAATTTATTATATGTATTATGGCTCATTAAATCATTTTTTCCGTGTTTTAGAATATATTCTTCTTTTGTGATATTGTGTAATTTAAGATGTCTGTTACTTATTTTAGTAAGTTTTTTACCACATATTTTGCATGTTATGAACTTATCAGTGTCTTTTTCCATCTGTAAGTTATTAGTATTATCTGCAAGTTGAAAATACCGTTTTTCATTGGGGAATTGCTCGATATATTTGATTTTAGACATATGATGAACAGAATTAAGATGCTGTTCAAATGCTCCGCTTTTATTATTCACATCATATGTTGTCCAATCGCAAAAAGGGCATTTTTTTATTGGAGGGTTTTCAACTTTTACATAAGTCAACCATTGTTCCCACCAATAATTCCCTGTCCTCATATAATACATCCGTCTGTAATATAATGTAGGAATTTCCACCTTATATTGTTTAGATATATAAGTAGTAAGGTTTCCTCCATTATTTAATGTGTCTTTTGACCTAAATTTTTGGTTATTACTATCTATAACCTCATAATGAAAAGACTTCGAGTTAGGGTATTTCTCAGTTTTAAAATCTTTAATAACAAAAATCTCATTATTTCTTTGCGCACCCTTCTTTTTCAAAGAGATGCCATTTTTGTTAAGAATAGCTTTGACTTTTAATTTGCCTACATGATATTTTAATGCAAGCGCCTCTATACCAATCTTACTATTAGTATATTCATCACATATCAAATTTTCGTCAAGTATAATTTTATTTTTCGGCATATTATATATTCATCATTAAGTATGCTAAAAAGATACAACATAAATGCAACATACCAAAGTGAACTACCCATGAGCTAAAGACTCATGAGATTCGGGTTTCGCAGAGGAACGGCCTTTCAAAAGATTGGTTCTTACTTCCTCTCCACCCGTGTAATCGACAGTTCCTGCCGATATATTGTTTAACCCGAAACGAAGGATATTGATTGCTGCATTAACATCACGGTTATGATGAGTATGACAAACAGGACACTCCCAATCGCGAACAGACAAATCTTTAGTCTGTTTGTTGACATATCCACAGACATTACAAGTCTGCGAGGAGGGGAAGTATCGGTCTATTTTCACAACCTTTTTGTCGTTCCATTCTGCTTTATAGGTAAGCATGGAAACGAAGCTGCCCAAGCTTGCATCAGTAATGGATTTGGCAAGGTGATGGTTTCTCTCCATACCCTTTACATTCAAATCCTCGATGCAGATGGTATCATATCTTCTAACAAGAGAGATGGAGCACTTATGCAGGTAGTCGGCACGACAATTGGCAATCTTTTCGTGAAGTCTGGCAACTTTGAGCTTTTGGCTTTCAAACCCTCTACTCCCTTTCTTTTTACGAGAAAGATGCTGTTGTGCTTTAGCAAGTTTGCACTCGTATCTTCTTGTGTATCGGTTATTCTTAAAAGTTTCTCCCTCGGAAGTGATAAGCAAGTCCTTCAAGCCCATATCCACACCAACCGACTTATTAGTCTTTTCAAGTGGAGCTACGTATTCCTCTTCTGTAAATACAGAAACGAAATACTTTCCACTTGGTGTTTTGGAAATAGTTACCTTGCCGATTTCGCCTTTTATCTCACGGTGTACACGGCACTTGATACCCTCCTTGAACTTAGGTATGAAAAGCCTTCCACCTGCGACAGATACAAATTGTGGAACGGTAAAACTATTCTTAGAGTGCTTGGATTTGAAGTTAGGAAACTTCGCGCGCTTCTGAAAGAAATTGGTATAGGCTACTTCAAGGCTGCGGATAGCGAACTACAAAGTTTGGGAATTGACATCTTTAAGCCATGCTGTTGCTTCCTGCTTCTTCAATGCGGTAAGCGCTTTAGCCTGCGCATAGTAGTTATCGCTCTTACCGGTGAGCCTATATTGTTCCTTGCGCTGACTGAGAAAGTAGTTGTACACAAACCGAGCGCAACCGAAATGCCTTGCCAGCAAATCGGCTTGCGCCTTGTTCGGGCACAATCTGAACTTGTATGTTCTATTAATCTTTCTCATTCCGCTTACAAAGATAGTAATTATTTCGTAAACAGCCAAAAGTTTATGTATATTTGTGCCATGAAAGAAAATTATAATCATGAGAACAGACACAAGTATTACCTAAAGTGCCATCTTATCTTCTGTATCAAATACAGGAGAAAGATACTCAAAGGTGGTTTTGATGACAACATTAAAGCCATATTTCAGTCAATAGCTGACGATTCAGACTTCGATATAGACATCATGGAAACCGACAAAGACCACATACACTTTCTTATCAGCTATCCGCCAAAACTATCCGTAACATCAATAGTAAGGAAGCTAAAGCAGCAGAGTACAGTCTTTTCGTGGCGCTTATATGGCAGTATGTTGAGAAAATACTTTTGGAAAGAGAAACCCTTATGGTCAGATGGATATTTCGTCTGCTCAATAGGCGAGGCTAATCCAAAGACAATTATATAATATATTAGAAACCAAGGATAGTGCCTTACATCCCACAGGCTAAAGACCTGTGGGTTTTACGACACTTAATATAAAAATCCGTTTATTTTTGAACGGATTTTTATATTATATATTTTAATGTTTATATTTATATATTTTTTAATATAAGATAAGAGGATTGACATAATCAATCCTCTTATAATATTTAATATATAACTTGTTGATAATTAACGAAGTTCGTTAATATTCCAATAAGTTAAACCGTCTACTTTTATAGCGCCATAATACTTGTTATTGACAAGTTTTTTAGCATAACGTGTCACGATTCCCTTTACAGGAGCGAAATTGAATGGGTTCATCATAGTAGGTGTCAAAGCCATTGGAACATAAGGAGCATAGATATAACCTGTGTCAAGCAAAGATGTTCCGTGGTGTCCCATGATTAAGCTCCAGTGAGGTGCATATGGGTCAACAATTACCTGATAACGTCCCTGTAAAGCACCGATCTTTTCGATACCCATATTGTACTGCATGCTTTCAGCACTTGCATCGGTAACATGGAAGTATTCCAAATCGTTAAGTACAGCAGATATTTCAGCAGAAACTACGATGAACGAAGCGCCACCACGCAATGTAGATTTTTGAATCTGTGCAGAAATCTTATTGATTTGTGTCATAAGAGTCTGATTCCAATCCTTTTGAGTATACACAGTTGATTGTGTACCTATTCTTTGCCATCCATTGTAGTCCCAACGTAACTGCCAAGCAGCTGCCTTACGGATGTCTCGTAAGATTTCACGGTCAATTTCAGCACCAATTTGTTCAGAAAGAATTGCGGTTAATTCAGCTTCTGCATCAATATTATGGAATGCTGAAACGTCTTGTGCCAATTCAGGAGACCATGTAGCACGAAGTTTTCTTTCCTCAACGGCTACTGATACAGATGTAAGTTGGAATGAAACTTCACCCATATCGGTTTCAAGTTCAAGACTATCATATTGTGCCCAAGCAATTTTGAATAAATCTTCAGGATTTTTACCTTTCAATGCTTCCGGATTAACACCAATATAGCCTAAAATGGTTTTTCCTGCAACCTTACATGGTTTTGTTAAGTCCAATTCAATGTAAAGTTTTCCGTTTGCATCGCAAATACTTTGGTAATCAACAATCTGTGTACCATATTTTTGTGTCATCAATCTGAAAGGAATTGATTCATTTACAGCAAAATGTGTAAAGTTATCGTCGTCGGCATCACCAATTGCTTCCTTTGTAATAACCTTTAATGAAGCTAAGAATGCTTCTGTATCCATTTCATTGCCATCAGGACCTGTCAATCTTCCTGCATTATATGAGCTGAAGCCGGTTACTTCCAAAAGAAGGCTACTGATAGAACCGTCAGAACCTGCTGGATAGTTATCCATGTCAGCGTCTGTATAATCACCATTTGGTGCAATCATAACAACGTTAGATTTTCCGACACGTATGGTAACTTTACCCTTGCTGTTATCAAACAAGAAGTCGTTATAGAACAAATCATAAAGTGATTTCTTCATATATTTTGTAACTTCTGGTTTTTCTACCATGTTTCCTTCGCCATCGTCTTCCCATGTTGGTTTAACTACTTCATCAGGAAGATAATATTGATTCTTTGTTTCCCATGTTCTTTCGTCTTTTTCGTTAAAGTCCTGTCCGTTATAGAAACGATTGTGAGCCTTAATGCCCATAAGACCTGTATGACGTCCTGTATCTCCATCAGAAATAACACCGTCTTCTGCATACGTCCATTCTCTTTCAGAAGTAACAGGTTTAATGAAGAACAATTTACCTATTGGCAAATTCATTGCCTGAACTGAAACAATATCGTTTGCCAATAATTTAGAGAACACACGTCTAATAAGAGGGAATACAACGGTTTCGAAAGAACCTGAATTATCAGCACCTGTTGCCTCATATATAAGATGTTTAGCGTTGTTCTCATACAAAGTAGCTACGGTTTCCTTAACATGTCCTTGAAGACCATCGAGCAAATGAAGCTTTTCCCAACGCTCTTGTATGTCTTGTCTGATTTTTTTCTGTGCATTAAGTTCAATTGAACCAACGGCACCACTATTTAATAGTTCTCGCATGTTTTAATAAAAATCTATTCTTATTATTTTAATTATAAATATTTGTTAAAATCAAATAATTATAATTTTTTGTTATTTAATGGTATTTAATCTTGCCATAAATGATAATGTCTGATTTAAATCTTCGGAATGATATATTGAATTATCTTCAACAGTTTGCTTTTTCGTCACAGATTCTGAAAGTTGTTTATCAATGGCATTATTTATTTTTGCAATTCTTGTTGGGTTCTTTAATTCTGAATCAATTTTAGCAAAAGTATCTTTTGCCTCTTGAAGTGTGCGAACCTTATCAAATTGTTCAATGATGTTTAGTTTTTCTTCTTTTGAAGTTGAATTTTCAGTCACCAATTTTATGACTCTTCCCATGTTATAATTAATGACGATAGCCTCATTAATTTGATTCTTCAATTCTGATACAATTCCTTTAAGTTCTTTATTTTCAGTGAATATCTTATTCGCTTTTTTCATAATTCGGTTAAGCTGTTCATTTGTATATCTTGGAGTTTGAGTTCCAGAATATTCCCCACCTTTACTCTTATTTCTAGCAGAACGTCCGTCGCTATTAGGAACATGTGATTTTGCTGTTGAATTTTGAGCAGCAAATCCGCCTACACTGGTTGCTTCTTCAACAGGTTCATCATCGTCATCATCAGTTTCTATTTCAAAGTCATATTCATCTTCTTCATTTGCAGAATCTGTAAACGGAGCCATTTTTCCCTTTGAATTTTTTCCATATGGCTTTTCAGTTCCTGTAGGAACGCCTGCATCCATTGAATAGGTATCACTTGAACTTGCAGGCTCAGAATTTGAATCTACACTCATAGCTGTTTCACCTTGATAATTGTCTGTGTATCCAAGTTCTTCATTCATTCCTTTTTTGCATCGTTCACAACCTTCCTCAGTTACGTCTATATCTACGTCTTCGCCTTCTTCATCTGAACCATCTAAATCAATGATATACTGCTTTTCAGTATCGTCGTCATTAAGAACAATGGTATCATTTGATGGATCTTTGTAAACTCTAATGCCGTTATTATCGTCTTTTGATATTAGTTTAAGAACTTTAACAACTTGGTCATTATCCATTCCTCTCAAGTCAAATTCACCGTCAGCATCTTTGTACTTTTCAATGTCGTTCATGATGTCATCGTCATCATCTGTGTCTGCTGATTCTGAATCGTCTGCATCTGTTGTATCATCTCCGAAAGTTTCCGTATCATCAGCATCTATATCGTCAGTATCGGTTTCGGCTGCATCATCAGTTGCAACAGTTTCAGGTTCATTTTCAGCATTTTCTGTACTGTTGTCGTCTGTATCTGGTGAATCAACTTCTTCTTCTGTGTATGAATCTTCGTCACTTTCACTTATAATATTACGAAGCTTTTTGTTAACTTCTTCTCCAATTATATCCTTTAGGCTTTCATTAGCCATTTCGTCTAGTTTTTTCTTCAAATCGTCTTTTTCCTTGACAATATTGCGAATGTATTCGCTTCTTATTTTGTTCTTTTCCATTAGAAAAAATTTTCTTAAGTTATTTTTATATATAAATATTAATAAACGTGTATTTTTGTTAATAAATTAGCAAACATAAATACTATTCTTTTAATATTTTTTCTATATAGTCTATTTTACTGTCTTCAAACAAATGTTCTTTATCATTATTTGTATTATTGTTTTCAATAAATGTTTCAAGCTCACTTGTATTGTTTTTTATAAATGCACCAGGAGTAGACGGTTCTATAACGACGTCCCAACAACATATTTCATAATCGTCACATACTATATAATCTCCATACTTTTGTTCTACACTTCCGACCCCTCTTGATGAAACACCTATTAAATACCCAGAAATAAGCATATTAGCAACTAAATCGCCACTTGTAGAGCATATTCCATATTTTATGTAGCCAGGCGTTAAGTGCAATTCCATTTCGCCTACAAGTGTTCTTCCTTTCCATTCAAGGTTTAATATGTTATGCGATATGTCATGTCCTGATATTGCACTCGAATTACCAGACCACAAACATTTTCCGTTTTTACACATTGTATAAAAATCATGGTTTTCTACTTCTACACAATATACCATTCCTTTATAATCTTCTTGTGTAATGCTTGTCAGTTCATCAACCGAAATAACATCATTATATGTTATCTGTGTAGAATACAAATCATTGTAGACATCATAATAATAACACCCGCTTCTTCCAATCTTGAATTGTATTTCATTTAAATCTTCTATTAATCTCTTTGATTTTCCTGATAAGACAATGTCTTCTTCGTTTTCAAAATAGCCTACACAATACCATTTATAGAAGATTTTTAATTGCTCTTTGTTTAAAGATTTAATATGATATGGTATATATTTATCATTTTCATTAGAAAATTTTATCAAATAATCATATAAATAATCATCTTTTACATCAATTGTAATATTATGTTCCTTGTCATATGAGAATTTATAATCTATATTAATATCTTTAATTATCTTAAAGACCTCATTTGATATATCTTCTTCTGTTTTTTTAATAGTTAATCTGACATACTTTACACCACTTATTAATACACATTTTCCAAGTCCTGATATAAACAACGCAAAAATTTTTATCCATGCATCAATTGGCATACATAAATTGGAACCAAAAATCTTATTGCTTATTTTTTCTTTTATATCCCAATTTCCAGACTTATAAAAATATAGATTTTTATTATTTAATTTCCCATCATATAATTCCTGCGCCGTATAAAACTCTTTCCATACGCCATGTTTATCTGTGAAAGGGAATTTATGATTAGGTGTAACAGATATATCAATTCCCTTTCCAACAATGTGAATAAGTTTTCCCTCGTAATACTCACTTATTTTTCTTTCGACAGGTTTGATTTCAATCTTATTATTTTTATTAAGAGTAAGAATATTATCGCCCACCTTTACATCTGTTATTTGAGCCCATCCTTTATCTGTCAAAATTTTTGTATCTGCCAATTGACAACTTGGATGATCAAGACTGCCTAATGCATTATGATTATTTATCTTTTCATAATATTTTTCTACTTCGCGTTTTAATATCTTTTCAGGATATATTCGCCTATTGGCGTTTTTAATACCGTATTTTTGAAATATTGCTGGAACAACAAAATGTTCTGGTATAACGAATTTATGATTAGAATTAATATCCTCATGTATTTGTCTGATTAAATCAGTATTGTTATCAATTCTTCCATCATTTTCAATTAAAAGACCTGTACCCGTTTGTCCTCTTTTTACCTCTGTTAATTGTTCAAAATTCATTTTAAAACCATTTTATACATAAATATAATTTATTATTAAATATTCGTCATATAATTGGCTTTAAGTAAACAAGTAAGTACAGTGTTTAATTTATTTACAAAATTTATTATATAATCGTTATAATCATCTATTTTCTTAACAATTATAGGCTTAATATATACGTCGTATTTTATAAAAGATTTCTTATGAAACGTCATTCCTGTTTCATTCATCTCAAGATGACAGATGAATGAATTTAATAATCCGTTTTCTTCTTCAATTAGTTGTTTTACTTTTTTATTAAAATTGTGTTTTAAATTATATATTTCTTTTTGATAGCTATTCTTTTTTAAAGATGGGAATATTTTTGCTTTTCCTCTAATATATATTACATTAGATTTCATTTTGTTTAATGTACCATATTTTACGTTGTAACCATCGACTATACCAATTTGTATTTCTCTTTTCCTATCATTATGCATTATTTATTAAGTTAATAAAAATTATTTAATGCAAATATACTATTTTTTAACAAAATTAAACCTGTACAAGTTATTTTGTACAGGCTTATTATTAATCAGTTAATTTGTCATTTATTTCATATAACTTTACAAGGTTATCTATTCCGTTCGTATCATCATATTGCATAGAAACTATATTTTCTTTTATTTGTTCCCATCTTTCCCTCTTATCCCCATCACTTTCTGAAATTAAAGAATTAACAGATTTCAATATATCTTTTTTTGTATTTTCAAAAAATACAGACGCATTTTCATATTTTTCTATACCATTCAATATATTTAATTCATCTTCATTAAGATTATTGTTTACTTTGTTATCAATATTTTGTATATCTTCATCAATACTATTATTTTGTTCATTATAAGTATTTTCATTTAAAAATGAACTAAGAATAGATTTATGTTTCATATATTCATTTATGTTATCTAGTGTTTTTTTATTTGTAATTAAATATTCAACACTTTCAAACATGTTTGCCTTATCATCATTAATTTCTACTAATTCGTTACCATGATATTTTCTTATGATGTCAATTAACTTTTGATTAGACTCGGATAATGATTTTATACTAAATTTAGGAGTCATACTTAATACGGCATCAATATATTCATTTGGATTTATTCCATTATTTATTCTATTAAATGCGTTATATATTTTAAACTCTGATAAAAGAATTTTATCATGCTTTATGCATTCACATATGTCTTTTATGGATTTTGAATATTTTTTTGACAAAAACCATTTTGGTGTGTTCGATTCTATGATTGTATATATGATTCCAAAGTTTTTTCCTTCTCCATATAAATTTTCTTCATTTCCAATTTTCATATCAATATATTTTTCAGCTAAATCATATGTTTCGTTAGCTTGTTTTCTATCTTTTTCAGCCCCTTTATAATCTCCACTTGCATATTTTTTTAATGCACACTTCATAAGAAGTCCGGCCTTTTCATATAATTTTTTAATATCTTCCATTTTCTTTTGTTTTATTATAAATATTAGTTAGTTTCTTTATATATTTCTGTTAGCATTTTACTCATAGAATTTAATTCTTCATTAATAACAAAGTTTTTGTTATACAGTTTTGTTTGTTCTACTTTATTTACTTTATTTTTTTCTGCTGATTCAGATGCTATTTTTTTATTTAACAAATTTTGATAGTATAATGTTCTTTTCTTTATTTTACTATTTAAGGCTTTTTGCTTTTTCAAATTTTCTGTTAATAATTTTTTCATACATCCTCTCGCTATTGATTCATTTTGTTCTGCTTGATTGTCTTCTTGTGTGGCATTATCCATATCCATTTCTCCTTCTTGACCATTCAAATCTTCCATATCGGACACATCTTCACCCTCGCCATCAGGTGAAAATTCATCGCCAAAGTCTAAATTTCCGCCTACCGTGCCTGATGAACCATTCATTTGTCCGTCACCTCCCCCTTCTTCAGATGTATCACTGTAATCAGCACCTGTTTCTCCATACACATTATCCACTGGGTCAAATATTCCGGTCCTTTTAATTATTTGTGAAGTTTTTTCTAATTCTGCTGCCAATGCTTTTTCTAATCGTAATTCTTCTAGGTTATCTGAAATCTCTTTATCTGACCATTTGAAAATCTTTTTCCATGCTCTTGTTAATGACATTATAGGAATTCCGTTTCCACCATCGGTTACAGCGTCTTTTGCAGCTGTAATTTTTTTTGCCATATTTTCTATCTCCAACATTTCAGCCTGAGAAGATGGGTTATTCATCGTAATGCTAAAATTTGTTAGTTCATCGGTAAACCCTAATAAAATTAAATGTATGATTGCAATTTTATTAAGTTCCATAATCAAAGATTGCTGTATCCTATTAACTGTTTTAGCAAATCGTATATCAAGTAATGATAAATTTTTCCCGTCTCCTTGTGCCTCTTCAAAGTTTAAAAATGACTTCGGAACACGTAAAGCCGTGAATACTTTATTCTGTATAAATTTAATATCATCTATTGCTGTTAGATTTTGAGCAGCAGGTAAAGTTTCAATAGGATTAGACGCATTATCATCTCTTACAGGAATAAAAAAGTCTTCTGTATTTGCAAGAATATTTTTTCTTAAATCTATTTGTCCTGTCATTGGATCAACAATGGGCGTTCTTTTAAATTCATTAGCAATGCTTTGTACGTATGCCGGAACGTCCTTTTCGTCAATTGCACCAACATTAATTTTAAACACTCTTCTTTCAACGGCTCGTTCCAATCTATAAACAAGCATTGAATCTTCCATCATACTTAAAAGTCTAAAATGCCTTCTCGCTTTGTTTAAAAAGCTAACGCCATAAGGTAAAAATATTGAATTATATATAAGTCTAAAATGGGCAATCTGCCAATCCCTATACCCGATATATGTATCTTTACCAACCCATACGAATTTTGTTGAATTTTCTTCATTTGGGTTAATATTGTTTGTATTAACAAATGCGCCTGAATATGGATTATTCATACCGTTCTCATATCTTTCCATTTCATACACAGGAAGTTCTTTCCATCCCAAAACGCCCTCTTTTGCATTTATATTAAGAAGCATGAAATCATTTCCATATTTGCACATACCTCGACATATCATTGGAAGAATTATATTAATAGAAAGTCGGTTTATAAAAAGATCCTCCAATATAGACTTTATTCTTTCTGAACCTGATGTTATATTTATAACATTTCCTTCATCGTTTGAAAACGTACATTCTTCCGCGACAATATCTAATGCAGTTCCGATTTCTGGAAATAAGTCCATCATATCAGCTTCACGAAACATTAATTTTGTTTCATTCAGACTTTGCAATGAATCATTTGACAGGTCATATTGAGCTTTAATCCATTGTTTTGATAAAAACGACTGTTGTTGATGCTGAAGCAAAGCTCTTTCATATTCGCTTTTATCTTTTGTTCGTAATATTACGTCGTTGTCACTATTAATTGAATAACGATTTATATTAGCATTATTTCCTCCGCCAATAAACATCTTTTGTAGTTTTTGGAATGCCGTGAGTTTATTCATCATTTTATCTTTTATCCTATAAATATAACTTATGAACAATATAATTCAATAGCTATTTATTTTTAATATGTTTTACGCATCCAAGCATCATCATAGCCATAAATTTTCTCTCCTGCGAATCACTTCTTCTATTTGAATAAAATGGCATATTATACTTTTTCGATACGTCAGATATATTTATCGTCTTATTACTTATATCTTTATTTTCAATTGTATTATTCAAATTGTTAACAACCCAAGAAGACGCAATACATTTATCTTTTTCTTTTATTTTATCTCTTCTAAGCATATAAAATTGCATAATAAAAAGCCCCATTGCAAGACAAGTAAGCAAATCATCATGGCATCCGTCTTGGTGATCTGGACGTCCGTTTTTAAATACCCATGTTTCAAGTTCGTTTATTGTTCTTATTGAACGTATTCTGAACGCATTTGTCTTAACCATGTCTACAAAATTTGAGATAAGCTGCAGACGCATTGAACTCATTCTAAAGCCAGGAAGTTGCCTTTCTGTTTCTTTTCCCATGTTTTTAGAACTTACAAGATTTTCGTTCGTGTAATTTTTTATTGATGGGTCATCGTAATATAAATTAGGGTATTTTAAGTCCATAAGAGTAAGACAAATTGCATCTCCGTAGCCTCCACATCCATCTACAACTATTAATGCATCATTGTAAGCTTTTCCATAACGATAAACAAGTTGTCCTGCTTCATTTCCGTTTACTTTACCGTTATATTCTAACACTTGGTCAAAATATGGTAACCCATTTTCATCTATTGCATCTACATCAATTACTTGAATCGCCGTGAAATCTTCTCCTGCGCCAGAAGAACCGTCACAATTATGTGTGGCCATGTATTCTGCACAAAACGTATGCGTTTCTGTTTCAAAATTATATACGTATCCGTTATACGGTTTATCGCAAACATTTTTTACTTTAAAAAAACAATGTGTGCCATTGTTTGAAAATAGTATATCGCCGTCAAGCGTTATAAAGTATACATTATCATTATTATGATTAATCTTTGGTGTCATACATAATGACAGCATTAAATCATAAATTAATTTTATTATTTCGTATTTTTTGCTTTTTATCTTTATTTCACTATTAACAAGAGAATCAATTGAAATTTTCTTTACTTCTAACGGGAGCATTCTTATAGTGGAAAGTAATTTTTTTAAGTCTATTTCTTGTGCTGATGGAAATATTTCACTAAAATCTAATTTTCGCGTGCTACATAATAATATTTTCCATATTTTTTCCCAAAATGAATTGTTTTCTATATTTTCTTTAATAAAAATGCCATTTTTTGAAAATTCATCTGTATATTCAATCGAATATGTACTTTTTCGTAAAATATTTGGGAATACAATATATATGTTTGAATTTACTTTTTCAGCAGGAATAAATTTTTCTTCATTACCGTCATAAGTCAATATTGGATGATTTTTTGTAAAAAAAACATGATCCACATTCGCGTCTGTCATAATTCCAATTATCGTATTTTCATACTCCCTTTTATATATTTTCTTGATCTGTACCAAACTTCCATCCTTATCATATAGTTTGTCATTTATTGTTACATTTTTAATCTGCTTTAACCCGTTTTCTGTTATTACATTTTCCCATGATGGAAGACAAGAGCATATATATCTATGACCAGGTATTGGGTCTTTCCATATCCATGTTTCTTCAACAAGTGTATCGCGAAGTTTCCAATCGTCAGTGATATTAACTACGTTTTTTTTAAGCTGCATTTCGATTGCTTCTACTGGAACAACATTGTCGCTTGAACCTAAGAATGACACATTTAACTCTTGGTTTATTCTAAGTTCATCATTATTAAATGATTTGCATGTGTTTTCATACCATGGAGAGGTAGGTTTCCATCCGTCTTTTTCTAACTTTCTCCATTTTTCCTCGTCATATAGCACATTCCCCTTTTTATCTATAATAGTATCACATATTTCTTCTATATCACCAGTTTCTTTATTTTTTCGTCTCCATTTAAGATATTTATTGTATCTTGGATCTTGAAACCATCTAAACTCGACAACATGATAGTTATTTTCTTTTTTAACAGCTTTTGAATATGTCTGATAATATAATTGGTCTTTACCATTTGGCGTTGAAATCATAATTATTTTAGCATTTGCCACTGTATTTGTTGCAGCAACAGCCTGTGTATAAACAGAAAGTCCATTTTGGATAAAGGCAGCCTCGTCAAACACCAATATCGATACTGCAGGAATACCACGGGCAGCATTAATTCCACTTGATCGCGCATAGATTTTACAACCATTAAAAAGTTCTATCCTTTGTTTATTTCTTGTTTTAAATATGGATCTTTTATTTTTTGAAGACTCTGGATCTGGTGAAAAATATTCACCACCCCAAAACCATCTTGGAACCTGTTCTAAAAATTTTCCAACGTTTTCCAACAACTGTTGAGATATATCCAATTTATTTCCAATGCAAAGTACTGTTTCAGGTGAATTTGGATTAGCAAAAACAATTTGCCCCGTAATCCATGCGCTTGTGACTGTTGTTATACCACTTTGTCTTGGTTTGATTGTCACAATATTATTATATACAGGAAATGATTTTACGAGTTCAATTTGCCTTGGAAATAACATGAAAGGTTTTTCTTTTCTTTCAGATGCATCAAAGGTAGATAGATAACTTTCAATAAAATATTTTCTTGTTTTATCTTTATATGATTTTATATACTCAGTTCGATAATCCATTAAAGCAATGTATCATTCCTAATTATTAATTCATCTGGCGTAAAAAAGGCTTCTTGGTTAGACGAATCATATTCTTTATTTTTATCATTCATATAAGTTTCAAAATCATCTCTGCCTATTTTATTTTTAATATCATATAAGATATCTTTGAGTGTTTTTATGCCTAATTTCGTTCCGGCCAAAATTTCCCTCATTATATAATTAAACTTTTCACATGGAATCATAGATAATTGCATAGTAAAATAATGTACACCATATTCATCAATATCAATATCATTCTTTTTCATTATATTTTCGATATTTTTCCAAAGCGCATATCCTATTCTATAATCCCAAGTATCGGCCAATTTAAAATCAGATTTTTTAATGACATATTCAGCTTTTGATATTTCTTCTGGAAGGCCGTGACTTATGCATAATTCTAATATGCCCTTTATTGTCTCATATAGTAAAACCGGAAAAATGATTCCATTCGCAATTATCTTAACACTTTCATCTGATGAATACATAAATACATCAACTCTTCCTGCATCTTCGTAATTTTCGTTATTTATACTGTCCTTTGTAACATAAGCCAATATAGTATTATATTTCATTATTTTTGCATATAATGAAGGTAGGTCAGGGTTTAAATTGAATATTTCATTTACATACAAATCATATTTTAACGAATAGTTTATTGATATTCCATATATTAGGGCATCTAAAAATCTTCTTTTATATATTTCTTTCGTAAGATTTTCCATATCATCGATACTTTCAAATGTATAGTCATCTGTTGAATCTGGTATAATCCTTTGATTTTTTGAAGATATGTTGTCATTTATTTTTGATATTATTGTGACAGTATCTGATGGTATTGGTATTATTTTTAATACAGAACTCAAGCAAATTTTTTCTAATTCTTCTCGGATCCCGTTTTCTTCCTTTTTACATTTTTGTATCATGGAATATAGTTCATTCTTGATTTCAATTTCATCTTTATCTACGCCATCAGTTAATTCATTAAATGCATTTCGAACTATTTTTAATATAAATTTATTCTCGTCGCCAGGAGGTATAGCAGGATTATCTCCGATAGATGTTTCATTTTTATTTATAGAGTTTATAATGAATTTTGGTAGTTCCATTTTACTTTAAATTATATTTTTTTATAAAATTGCTAATAGTAAACAAAGTAGAATTACGTTTTTTATCTTCATGTAAATATGAAAGTTTCATATCTTTAATAGTTAAAATTTTATTTTCATGAACATCATTAGCGTTTAATGAAATTGTGGCATCTTTAACGTTTACCCCACTTTTTATAGCCTGTTGTTTAGTATCACGTACTGCCTTATTTATATCACCGTTTGCTGCGTTTACGTCTGCTGCTAATGTCACGCCCTCTTGAAGGGCCGCATTATATTGTGATTCTGTTATTTTAAAATTTCTTTTCATTTTATTGTACATTTATTCTATTATAATTTTATATTAAAAACATAACAGCTAAATACCATACAATAATATTTAGCTGTTAGTTATGGATATGTTTATTGGCTATTTTTTGAATTTAGGTGCTGTAAATGGCATTTTTTTGTATTCCCCATTATTTTTAATTTTAGTAGTAGCTTCATCATCTTGATTTCCGTTAATTATTTCTTGGAATATTTCGTTAATCCTTTGTCTATCTACACTTTCATTTTGAAAATTGTCGTTAGGGTCATTCAAATTCATGTCATTTGGCATATCATTATTGTTTTTATCATCCTCAGTATCAGGTTCCTCTTCGCCAAGCTCTTCATCCGATTTTATTTCTTTAAAAATTTTAGTTATGTCTTTTTCAGATAAACCCTTAACAGCTTGTTTGTTAATCATTCCAACAACATATTTATTCAAGTCGGCATCTGGCGATGGTAATTCACTATTATATTTCCTTAATATTTGACTTAATTTTCCTGTTAATTGTTGGATGTATTTTTTAGGATCTTCATTTTCATCAGCATCAACACCCGCATCAAAATTAGTATCAAATTTTTGTCCATCATTTTGATTATCCTGTGGATTAATATTGTTACCAACGCCACTAATAAGTGGTTCTGAATTTAAATTTGTATCAAAATTATTGTTTTCAATTTGATTATTTTCTATATTTCCATCATCATTTGGAATTTTTATTACCTTTCTCTCGTTTACACTTTTACTATTTATCTTTTTTTTTTATTTATATTATTTAATACATTATCTGCAATTATATTGACAATTTTTTCGTCAAACGGATAACTTGAACCTATCTTTTTTCCGTACGGTTCATTTCCTTTTGCGGATGCGTCATTCCAATCATTTCCAAACTTTTCATCGTCGGTATTTCTATCAAAAGACAACGACATTGGCGACTTTTGATATGACGGGTGCTTTCCGAAATCAGTCAGTACCATATTTTCTGATACTGTTTTCCTTGACACCTTAGATTCTTCATAAACATCATCATAATCTTCATCATCACCGTCAATATAGTATTCATCGTCATCATTTTCAACCTCTGGGAATGGTATGTCACCATCTTCTTCGTCAGGCATACCCGCAACGTCATTAACGTCTATTTCTTCTTCATTAACCTCTTTATTACATAAACGTTTTGATTCCACCATTCCGTCATCATATGTTTTTTCATCAATCATATCGACAAAAGATTGCAGGTTTTGAACATATGTATAATCAAAATCATATTCCATTTCGTAATCAGGAATAATTCCTGCATTAGTTGCACCTCCAGCAATAAACATGTTTTTATCAGGATCATAATAGAAATACACAAAACCTCCATTATTCAATGAAATCATATTGCTTTTAAGGCTTTTTGTTTTTTTAAGAACATCATCAGGATTAGTTGGTTCATCATAATATCCCTCATTAGCCTTTACCTTTTCAGTATAAGGTGCTCCATCCCCTATTTTAGTACCATGTGACTTATCCATATAATCTTTTCCACTTTCTGACTGATGCCATGCCAATACTTGTGATTCAGTAAGTTTGAATGTTTTATTTTTTTTACATTCATTCATCTTAACCGATTTTGCGCCAGACGGATGCTGATTGGCAATAGCATTATCCGGAACATATTTTGCCTTCTCAGTATAAACTTCTCCCTTTTTTCCCTTGACATTTTTATCTGATTGCATTTCACTATCAGACAGTTCACCATCTTCACTGTATGGTTTTCCTGCTTTTTTATAATTCGTTTCCTGTTCCTTAAAATCCTTATCGCCTTTCGCTACCGCCGTATCTGTGTAAGGCGTATTTACCTTTTCTGTACTTGGATTTTGTGCAGGAGCTTCTGGCAAAGTGTGATTTACAGTAAACTCTTTATTACCCCCATTGCCAAGAATTTTATCTACATTTTCAGACAATTGTTTAAACCTGTCAATTTCTGAACGCATTTCTTTTGTTTCTTCTACTTGCCATTCACTTGGAGTTTGCGATACTATATTTTCGTTTATTTCCTTTTTATTTTCTAAATATGCTTCATTTAATGACATCATTTTAAGATCAAATTGTTTAGAAGCCAATGCATAAGTGTCATATTCATATGAACTTTTGTTATTGATTCCACCTATATAATCATAATCTTCAGCAAGTACTTCTGTATCTTTATGTGGCGCAACTTTTATATAAAACTTATTACATTCGCGTATTATTCCATATGTATTCCCGTCAGCGGCTGCCATGTGATATTCCAATACAGGTTTATTACTAACTTTTGAAACATTATCACTGTTTTTAAAGTTAATTAGTCGTTGCATTTCTTCTATCTCTTTATTTACGATATTGCTCATTATGTTTAATATTAGCTATTGTTATTTTTAATATAAATATTAATTAGCCAATTAAATAGTGATAATATTTAGTCAGTTAATTAATTGTTTTACTTTTATTATATGAATCATTTATTATTTCCCATATTTTATCCAAATATCCCATTCTTCTTATTATTTTGTATAAGATGTTTCCGCTACTCATTTCACCGCTTCTTTTTAAACTTTCCTTTCTTATTCCTTTAATTTTATCTAATAATTTTTTTACAGAAATTCCTATTTTTTTCACTTTATAAGAATCTTTTTCACTTTTTAATTTGGTTTCATATTTTTGTATCTGATTAATATATTTTGCGGCTTGGTTTTTTATATACTTTTCATTTAACTTTACACCATCCATATCTTTTGGTTCTTTTATCCATTCGTTTTTATTCAATGAATATACGCCATTAGAATCTACTTCTTCATTTTTATCTTGCACATAAATTTCCACGGGGAAACCGTATATCTTTAATTCATCATGATCGCGTTTCCAAAGTTCTTTTTTAGAATTAAAATAGTCCTCAACAAATTCTTTCTTATTATATACATTATTATAGTCTATTATTATATGCAAATCAATGTCTGAATATTTTGACCAATTATAATTTGCAATTGAACCAGTAAGAATTATATCTATTGGTTTCACCCATTTAATTGATAAATCATCCATAAAGTCATCAGCAATATCAAGAAGTCTTAATCTCACTCTTGAATTTATTTTTCCGTTAACCCAAATCTTACTGTTTAGATCATTTTGAATTTTAAATGATTTAAGACTGATTTCTGATGTTTTTATTTCATTAACATGTTCCACATTTTCAATTAATCCTTCATTATGTAACATATGGTAATCAGCAACTTGTTTTAATAATTGAATAACAATTGGACTATCGATGGTAGATACGTCTACACTGTCACCAATTAAATTTATAATATATTTATAAAACTCATAAATATCATTCCCATATTTTTTAAATATTGTTTTTAATTGTTTACAATTAATTCCATTTATCCTTTCTATTTTAAAATTATATTTTTGAATGTTATTGATTTTGTTCCTATTAACAACTTCTGTTTTATTCATAAACATAAAGCCTTCATTTTGAAAATCAGATAAATTTATTTCAATTGAAAACACAGCACCTCTATCAAATGAATTAGTCAACGTAGTAGAAAACCAATTGTAACCATTTGTTTCCCCATGTTGTTCTCCATTATATGCGTCTATTGTCTCATCTTGTATAATATCGTATAAAGATTGCAGAGTAGTACCATGATATAATTTTATTTTTTCACTCTGCATACTGTTTTCATTTATCTTATTAAAAACAGAATATTTAGATTCATTTTTAAACAGTAAATTATATATTTCTTCTGCAGTATAATATTCGTATTGTATTCCTGCTTTGTCAAATAAATATACTCCTTCAATAGCTTTTGGCATAATAACCCCTCTATAACCAATTTTCCCAAATTTTGTTCCGTATCTTTTATTGTTATCTGCTATTTTACCAACAAATGCATTATAATATGGTTTTGAATTCACATATGGGTCATTTTTTCCAGGTTCGGTAAATTCTTTTGCAAAATCATAATCTAATACTACTTTATCTTCATCAATATAATTAGAATTTATTTTTAATATTGCCATTCTTGACGACTTTGTTCTAGAATACATATTTGCGTAATTTTCTGCGACTGAAAATTCAGAAGTAAGAAAAACAAAACCATCATTATTTACAGTAAATATGGAATTTGACTGCATTTTACGTAATCCTTTACTAAAGATTCCTTTAAGATTATCATATATTGTTCCATGATATAATGGATTTGCAAGTTTAATTTTATGCGGCTTATTATCCGCATCATTTGCGGTTATTTCTTTCCCATTAATTATTATTTTGCCAAAATCATGAGCCTGGTCACTTTTCAAAAATTGATTAAATTCTGGAGAAGATAATACATTGTATGCATCATTATGAATATCCAATATTAGTTTATCATGTTCATCATAATCAATCGTACCTATAATAACTTTTGGGAAATTTTCAAAATGTTCATATATAGCATCTATTAAATTATTGCCTTCTAAATATAATTGAATTAAATTCCCATCTTTATCATAAAAAAATTTTTTCATTGATGGAAATGTGTCACATAATTGTTTGAGTAAATACAGTGTATTGTTGTCTGGTTCTTCTTCTGATGAAATTGTATATACTGTCCCTTTAAAGATTACTATAATATCATCAACATTAAGAAATTTAAAATTGCTGTTTATATATCTAAGTTCATTAAGCACTTTCATATTTCATGTTTTATATAAAATAAATATAAAAAACATCGGTAATAGGCAAAATAGTTATATATTTGCAAAAGAAATAATATAGTATAATTCAACTATGGAAAATAAAGAAACAGACGTTAAAAAAATTTGTTACACTCCAAAACAAATGGTGAATATTCTTGATAAGTATGTTATAGGACAAGACGAAGCGAAAAAGATACTGTCAGTAGGGATATATAACCATTGGAAACGTGTTCTGTTAAATAAGCTTAATGTAGGGGAAAATAATAATCAATTTCAAGATGTCAATATAGAAAAGTCTAATATAATGCTAATAGGTCCTACTGGCACAGGTAAAACATACATGATTAAAACAATTGCAAAATTAATTGGAATACCATGTTATATTGCTGATGCAACACGGCTTACTGCTGCGGGATATGTTGGAGATGACATAGAAACCATACTGACAGGACTCTTGCAAGAATGTGATTATCAGACTGAACTTGCTGAAATGGGAATTGTTGTGATTGACGAGGCTGATAAAATGGCGAGAAAAGACGATAGTCCATCTTTGACAAGAGATGTTGGTGGAGAAAGTGTACAGCAAGGTATTCTTAAAATTGTAGAAGGAAGTAAAGTAGGTGTCCCACCTAATGGCGGAAGAAAGCATCCTGAGCAGCCGTTAATATATGTGGATACTTCAAATATATTATTCATATTTATGGGGGCTTTTGATGGGATTGATAAAATAATAGAAAAAAGAATAAATAAAAGTAATATTGGATTTAACAAAAAGGAAATAGACAATAAGAAATCTGTTGAAGTTACAACAGAAGACTTAAAAAAATATGGCTTTATATCAGAGCTTATAGGCCGATTTCCTATAATCGCAACAACAAACAAGCTGTCAATAACTGATCTATACAATATTTTAGCAAACACAAAAAATAGTTTGATAAAACAGTATCAAAAATTATTTACAATTGAAAATAATAAGCTATTATTTACTGATGAATCATTGAAAATGATTTCTAAATTAGCTTATGATACCAATACAGGAGCAAGAGGATTAAAAAGAATCATAGAGAAGATACTTAATAACATATCGTATGAATATTCAGATGCAAATAATGAAGAGATTAGCATCGATAAGGAATATATTAATAAAGTAATAAATTCAAAACAAGCCGCATAACATGAACAACAACGTTAAACAAGTAATTGTATTTAGACATGATTTATTGAAAGGAAGCAGTGCAATACGAAAAGGTAAATTTGCTGCACAATGCTGCCATGCTAGCATAAATTCTTTCTTGAAATTATTTTCTGTTATTAACTATCCTGACGATAGGACAAAATATACATTATCTTTTGCAAAAGATTCAATGGTTGAGGCTTGGCTAAACGGTATTTTTACAAAAGTGATTGTATATGTTGATGGCGAAAAAGAACTTATTGATTTATATAATAAAATTAAAACTGAATCGCCAAACATTCCTTGTTCGTTAGTTGAAGATGTCGGAAAAACAGAATTTCATGATAAAAATACCATTACATGTTTAGGAATAGGACCTTACTGGGCTGACGAAATAGACAAATTCACAAAAAATTTGCCGCTATTATAATAAAACATTATGTTTAATTTTTATGGAAATATTAGATTATGAAAGTATCATTCCTTACGGAAAAAATAAAGGTAAGCACGTAAAAGACATTATTAGTGACAAGAAAGAGATTTTTTCTATGCTTAAATCAGGATTTTATTTTTCTGATGAAGTATTGAAACTATCCCGAATACGCAAAGTAATAAGGGATGTTAAGTATGCGAATGAAGTTGTAGAGCACAAGAAAGATACAAAGATTTATATTAAAGACACTGATAGCTTATCAAAAATAATCAGAGAACTTGAAACAATGCATAGTCAAAATACAAAAGAAATTGTGTAATAAAAATGGCAAGAATTATTGGACTTTCTGGTAGAGCAAGAAGTGGTAAAACTTCTCTTGCAAAGTATTTATGTGAATATCACGGGGCAAAAATTGTAACAATTGCAAATTCACTTAAAAAATTATGCTGTGATTTATTAAATGTTGATATGGAGACATTAAATAGTATGAAAGATGATAATGCTCCGATAAAAATTGATAATAAAGAAAAATTCTCAGAAATATTGTCAATTTCCACCAATATAAATCAAAATGTAATACTTGACGAATTAAACAATTACGAAATAACTAATGTAAGGGAATTATTACAAATTGTCGGTACAAACATTATCAGAAAATATAATGAGAATTGGCATGCTGATAAAATGGTTGACAATATAAAGAATATTATAAAGTCTAACGATAAATCGACAGTAGTTATTGATGACGTAAGGTTTAAAAACGAAAGAAACGCAATAGAAAACATTGGAGGAAATGTTTTTTTTATATTGAGAACATATATTAATAAAGTAATGAATCATACGTCAGAAATATCATTAAAATGGTTCGAATATAATTACGATAAGATTATTTTAAACAACTCTACAAAATCTGAATTTTTAAAAAAATCAGAAAATATTTTATATGGAAAGAATGTAATAAGTTTTCCAGATTCATTTGGCGATGCTTATGTAAATCTTTATGGTATCAGATATAACTCTATACCTACTATAAAAGAGATAGCAAAACATTGCATTGGGATAAAGTATGACAGAAGCGTTAATATGTATTATATGGAAATAAACGGGCTTACAAAAGCATGCGAAAATGAACTAATAGAAGAAACAAGAGTTGATGAAATCAATGGGGTATATAGAATATACAATCCATTTATAATTGAAAATTTAAAGTTGTATTTATAATGAAAAATTTTGCAGTAGAAGTGAACGGAAAAGAATATTGGATTTCAAGGTCCGTTGCAATTTGTCTTTTTATTTTTAAAGAAATAAATGGTAATCTTTACGGTTTAGTAGAAACACGAGGAAAAGGAGCAGGAGACGAAATTGGCAAAAAATGTTTTGTATGCGGATATTTAGATTATAATGAGACCATCAAACAATGTGCCATAAGAGAGGCAAAGGAAGAGACAGGAATAGAAATCGATGATAAAAAACTTAAGATGGTATCAATTTCTTCTAATCCGAAATCAGATTCAAAACAAAATGTAACCATACATTATATATATTTTTGCAACACGCATGAAGATTATGATATGTCAAATGCAGTTGGTGGAGAAAAAAACGAAGTAGAAAAAGTTGAATGGCTAAAAATCGGAAAAATAATCAATAATACATTATATGTTGACATATATGAGATTATGTCGAACGATTGGGCGTTTAGTCATGATACTTTAATGTTAAAATATCTTGGTAAAAAATACAAAATTGACTATGGCAAAAAATAAAAAGATAGGAGAGTTTAACGATTATGTTAAAATAAATAAAAAAATTAATAGAGAAATAGAATTAGAAAAAAACGGATGGAGATGGACAGCAGTAAATAAAGTTCACAAAAATAAAAAGAAATACAATAGAAAAAGGGACAGAAGAGTAAATCTCGACTGTCCCTTTGAATTTTATATAGGAAGTACTTATTTAAATGTTATTGTAGGATATCTTGTTTCATCATAGTCAATAAAGCCCACTTGATCGCCATAAGCATATACGACTTGTCCATCTGATTTCGTTCCGCATACGGATGCTATATTTTCAGGTAAATTCTTGCTTCCTTTATATGTTAAATTCACAAAATTAACTTTAATTTTTTCATTTCCAAATAAATTATTGGTTAATGTTTCACCTGAATCTTTACTTGTGTAATCTTGTAAAAGTAAGAATCCCATATATTCTTTATTCGTTTCTTCCCATTTATCTACGCTGCAATTAACAATATTAACAGTCACACCGCTTGCATTAGCATTATTATTCAATCTTAAAGGATTTGATACAGCAGCAAAATGACAGTTTGTAAGTGTTATTATAGAATTATTTTGTGTTCCAAATATTGTTATCGGATTATTTGCAAAAGTCCCTTCAAAATTACAATCTTCAAATATTACATTTTTTGGCAAAACAGTACTATTCAAGCCTATTTCAATTCCATTATATATATCATCAGAATTAAAAGTAATGCCTTTAAATGAAATAAATTCAGAATCATTGACGCTGACTACTGTATTTCCATTATTTTTTGGAAAACTTCCTTCTATATTAACGTTGTCAAATTCTATATTTTTGGCTTTTACTTTCAATCTTGCATCATTAGAAATCTGCATATTATTCATTATGATTGATTTAGCCGTTAATTCAGCAGTATTTGTAATATTACTATTGCTGATTACATATTATTTTGACACATCGTTAATTTCTTGTGTTCCGTCAAAATCTGGAACTGTTTCAGAAGTGTTTTTCATTAAATAATTTAATCGTTTCTCCAACAATGAGATTCTATTAGTCATGACGTCTATTGAAGAAGTTACCGAAACATTATTGTTGTCAATTATTCCTTTTACGTCGTCAATGTCAGTTGAACTTGCAAATAAAAATTTGTTTCCATTTTGGGATACACTATATTTTCCATCTGTTATTTTAATTGCTACTGTATATATTCCATTAGGCTGCAGCATATAATTTTGTCCAACTATATATAAAACATAAGCTGCACCATTCCAAGTAACAGAAACAGGCATCCAATTTGATTTTAATAGAAATCCATTTTTGAGACATGAATCTAATATCTCTGCTGTTGGTAATATACTTAGTCCGCTTGGTGTTTTAAATGTTAATGCTGCCTTTATCTCTTCTTCACTGCTTGATTTAGTAAGTTCAAACAATTTCCGCGTGTCAACGATAACACCAGGATAAAACGCATTAGATGCATTTATAGGTTCAAACGGCGTATCATCATTAACTGATGTTATAGTTCTTTCAAATATACCAGACTTTCTATATAGCCTTTGATACGTAGAATTTTTTGTGTATTCATTAAAGATAACACCATTTTCAGCATCGGATTCATTTTCTATGGTAAATGTTAATATTGAGTTCTTTTTATTATTAAAAACCCCATCAGCAGATGCTGCAGATGATAAATTATCTGATGAACCGATGTTTCCAAGACTGTATACTCCAATGTTAGCTATTTTATCATTTAGCACTTTTCCTTGATTAGCAGATAGTGGAAGAGTAGGCTGTTCACTTGTTAAATTATCAACAACCATTTCTTTTGTCATCATAGAACGACTTTTTATTGTTTTTGACAATGTTCCATTATAGTTTTTAATACTAATTTCATTAACAGTGTAACCCGCAAGACTATCTAATATATAATAAAGTCTTGTTGTTGTACCAAGTTTCATTATTGATACACTTACAGAACCGTTATTGATTGTTCCAATAATATTCCTATTTTCTGATATTGTGTTATTTAAATTATCAATTCCGCCAATTGAATTGCTAATTGTTTCAGTATCTTCTGCATATAAAAGTGATGTCAAATCAACTTTATATGGTTCTTTTATATTATCAACTTTTTCAGATACAGATGCTATATCCTCTGCATTCTTCTTTTCAGCATCTCTTGCAGTAGTTGCTTCTTGTTCAATGCTCTGTTGCAATTTTACATCTTCTGCTGTTCTTTGTTCGGTTTCTTGTGAAATTTTATCGTTTATCGTGCTAATAATTTCATCGATTCCTGTTATCTTAATGCCGTTTTCTGTAACGCTTATATAGCTTTCCGTGCTTTCATCAATTTTAACAAAAAATTGATTCTGCTCCATTCCAAGACCAACTCCTGCAGTATATATGTCAACTAAATCAGAAACGTCAACTGATACTGTCTTATCACCGTTTTCAGTTTCAAATGTAAAATCTATGGATTTTGTTTCAACATTATATACAACATTCTTTAATTTAACTTGCGAATCAAAAGAAATTATACCAGCATTTTTACCGTTAACCATAAGTACATAATCATCATCTTCTTTTTGTACTTTAATTGTATCTAACGCTTGTTTCAATTGTTCTGTATTAACCATTGTTGACATGATTGACACAATTGCATTATTATTCATGTCATATCCCCATGTGTTAAGATTATCGTTCAAATCAGACATTTGTTTATATTATTATATTTTATTTATAAATAAATATTATCTCAAAATATAAATACATAAAAATAAAAAAAGAGGCTTGCGCCTCATTTAACTATCGTATCCATTACTGCTTTAAAATAACGTTCTGTTTTCTTTTTTGAAAACTTTGGGCCACCATTCCAAATTCTTATTGCTTTTTCTAAGTCGCTGTCTGGATTATAATAATTTTGTATTATATAAAACATTTCAATTGACTTTTCCTTATCAAGTCTGTGATTGTATTTGTATTTTTTCTTCCCCACTATTCTATTACAATCATCAACAACCACTTTTGAAATTTGTAAAAAGCCAACATAATTACCACATTTTGATACAGTTTTATTTTTGCTTTTACTTTCTACGTGCGCAATCGCTTTAAGTACGTCTTTCCATCTTCCGTCTACTACAACAGCCTTAGAACTATAACTAAAAATTGTAATAAAAATAAATAAAATAAAAATAAACTTTGTTTCTCTTGTCATTCTATAAGGTAATGATATACGTGTTTACC